GAAAAATCTGACATTTTGTTCTTATCTGAACTATGCAGATCGACAGGACTGTTTTTAAAATTTACAGCTAAAACGATCGTAGTATATAACCCATATGAGTATGCAGAAAAAGAAGCGAAAAGAACGTACAACAATGGGGATGCGAATATACAAGGGATTGAATTAAAAAAACAAAAAAACGACACAGATTACAAAAAATGTAGAGTAACGTATTTAGATCCAATTACAAAAGAAAAGATTGAATACATATACAAAAAAGAAAATGAAGGGAAGATGCTAGACGTAACAAGAAAAGTGTCTAGCACAGAAGAAGCAAGACTGACCGCGATCTATGCAATTAGAGAAAAGAACGGGAAAGAGTATTGCGGAAAAATGACAATAGATGGAGATAAAGAGATCACGACCGGAACTGTTATAAAAATAAACGGATTCGGAGAACATGATGGGAATTATCTTGTAAAAAAGGCGATCCACACAATGAGAACTGGAACATATACAACAAGAATTTTTTTTGAAAAAGTCGCGGAGGGAAACAATGGTTGACGAGATAAAGAAATGTATAAGAATCGGGGTTGTACACACGGTAAACGAAGCCGAACAAACAGCACGAGTTAAATATATGCTATATGGTGGAATGCTTTCTGCAGAATTAAAAGTAATTTACCAGGAAGAAAAGTGGATGCCAGAGATTAACGATGCGGTTCTTTGTATCTGCCCACCGGATGGAGACGGAGACGGATACATAATTGGGAGGTTGTAAAAATGGCGACGAAGAAGACAACAAAAAAGAAAACAAGAAAAAAGAGCAGCAAGAAGAAAAAAACAACGAAAAAAAAGAATACAAGAACAAGCATAGGAAAATGGGGATCGTTAACGTTTACGGTAACGGCATCGAAACAAAAGACATTTTCCGATTTGAATTGGACTACATCCATTCGATACGAAAGCAAGGAAAGGAAAAAGAAAGTATCGAAGGTTAAATATAAAGGAATTGATCCAGATAAGATCACGTTTACAATGCGTTTTTCTGTATTTGCTGGGGTTAACCCGCTAACGGAAATGAACAAATTGACAAGTTTAGCGAGGAAGGCGAAAGCGTACCGACTGATTATAGGCGGAAAAAAATACGGATCTCATAAATGGGTAATAACAGGTATAACAAGGGATTGTGATTACTACAACAAAAAAGGGCAGTTATGGGTAGCTGATGTAAAAATAACAATGCAGGAAAAACCATGATAGGAGGTGCTGGAATATGGAAACATTGGCAAGCGATATCGACTTGGAAGAAATTGACCTCGATCCGGAAACGGAAGAAGAAGAAATCGAGCAATGTATCGGGATCATATTAAATACGTTTCAAAATTCGGTGCCATTCATGCGCGGTTTTGGAATGAGTACAACACACTACGGCAGACCACTAACAGGCGATGAAAACGACATTGTAGACGAGGTATACGACCAGATTGAAAAGTACGAATCAAGGGCAACGCTAAAAGACGTAAATTTTTACGAAGATCAAGAAAATGGCGCTTTAGAAATTGGCGTAGAATACACAGTAAACGACGAAGAAGACGCAGACGAGGAGGAAGACGATGAGTGAGAGAAGTTATCCAGACGTTGATTTTGTAGAAACAGATCCGGAAAAAATGCTGACGGATTTAATAACAAGCTATGAAAATACAAGCGGTTATGTACTACAGCCAGCATCGCCGGAAAAATTATTAATTGCATGGCTTGCATCGATTCTCGTACAACAGAACGTAAAAATTAACGAGACTGCAAAAATGAATGTATCACGCTACGCAAAAGGAGAAAAATTGGACAGCCTGGGCGAAATATTCAATGATACGCAACGACTACCGCCAACAGCCGCGGAAGCAACATTCAGATGCTATATTTCAAAAGTGCAGAAAAGCAGCGTATATATTCCAGAAGGGACGAGGATCACAGCAGACGGCGATATCATGTTCGCAACAAAAGAAATGTTGGAAATAAAACCGGGCGAAATGTACGGAGACGTTGTGGCAGTATGCAAGACAGCCGGAGAAGAAGGGAATGGATACCAACCGGGACAGATTAAAGAAATAGTTGACGTATATGACTACTATCAAAAAATTGAAAATATAACAACAAGCGCCGGAGGTGCAGGAGAAGAAAACGATGCAGACTTTTATGAGAGGATGCGGGAAAGCACCGAAAGTATAACGACAGCAGGACCGGAGAATTCTTACAAATACCATGCAAAAAGTGTATCTAGTGCAATAACAGATGTTAAGCCAGTGAGTAAACAACCGGGCGTTGTTGACGTAAGAGTTCTTTTAAAAGGCGGAGAAGAAGCCACAGAAACAATATTAAAAAAAGTAAAAGACGCATTAAGTGCAGATGATATTAGACCAATGACAGACTATGTAACAGTATCAGAACCAGAAAAAGATGAATACAGTATAGATCTTGATTATTACATTACAAAAAACAGTAGTGCAAGTGCAAAAATTATAGAAAACGATGTAGAAGCAGCAATCGAAGAGTACATAGCATGGCAAAGCGAAAAAATGGGACGCGACATAAATCCGTCGAAACTGATATCGCTTGTAATGGCAGCAGGAGCAAAAAGGGTAGATCTGAGAAAACCGGTTTTTAAAAGCATTGAAGATACGCACATAGCAGCATTAAAAGAAAAAAGCATAACGAACAGGGGAATAGAAGATGAGTAATAAGATTTATGATACAGATTTTTCAAAATTTTTCCCGAACGTTTTACAAAAAGATGAAAGCATGATGGCGATTGCGAAGGTGGCAACAGAAAAATTACTAGAGATAAGTAATTCGATTGATAAAGTTCTGATTTATGCCAATATTGACAAATTGCCAGACGAAATTCTTGACATACTAGCATACGATATGCATGTAGATTGGTACGACGAAACATATCCGATAGAAGTAAAAAGAGAAGTAATAAAAAGCAGTGTTACGGTGCATAAGAAGATGGGAACAAAATATGCAGTCGAAAAAGCACTAAGGGCAGTACATCCGGCAAGCTGCATCGAAGAATGGTTCGAATACGGCGGGAACCCGTATTGTTTCCGGATCATATGCGACACAACAGAGAGCAAGGTACAAGCGAGCTATGAAGAAATCCTTAACACTGTAAATATATATAAACGATTAACGGCACATTTGGACAGTGTGATATACCAGGCACACGCTACAATGTTAATCACAACAGAAACAGGGTGGTATATTTATCGTACACCATTAACAGGAAAGACGATCACAGGAACAAAACCGCAGCGAAACATAAAAGGAAAAGAAATAAAGGCAAAATATACAGTAAAAACAAGTAGAGCAAACTATAAGTACAAAAGTAGACAAGCCGGGACGTATCCACAAAGGAATTTAATTTTTAAAAATCAAAATGAAAAAATACAAGTAAAAGCAGAGATGAAGAAAACAAAGTTTAAAACGCCAATGACGGGAAAAACGACAACAGGAACAGAACCGGAAAGAAATAGAGTTGGAAGAGAAAGAGAAAAGGAAATGGCGGCAAAAACAAGTGTAGAAAATTACAGCTATAACACAAAAATGTGTGGAAGCAATAAAAAACTATAGGAGGTAAAAAAGATATGCTGACAGAACAAGCAATCGAAGATTTTAAATCTTTTATAGATCGGACGATTGCATATGCAAAAGTGACGATAAACGGCACAGAAAGCAAGCTAGTAATCCATAGACGGGAAAGACTGGAAGACGGACGTGTAGCGATCTATTTACAGATCACACCAGGAAACAGCAGCGCAGCGACTATCCAGAAAGTTAGATTATACAACACGGATAATCAGTTATGGGCAGAGAAAAGCGAAAGCATTAAACTATCCGGAGCGCAAGAAGGCGCTTTATACCGTTTTGTGTTCGGATTTGAAGAAATGGAGGTTTAAACATGAGGAATTGGACAATGTGGCAGGATCATGTTACAGAGTACGAAGACAGGTACAGGGAAACGCAAAACGACGACGGGAGCGTAACACATACCCCCGTGCCTGGAAGCGTGATCCAGCAGGGAACGCCACAGAACGCAGCAAATTTTAACAAAATAGAAGACGGGATCATAAACGCAACAGAAATGGCAGCTCTAGCAATGACGGCAATCATACACGCCAGGCAGACGGAAGAAGATCTGGCAGGGGAAGTGATTAATGTAGATCTTACAAATACACAGGATTATCCGTTCAATAATTCGGTAAAAACTGTACCGTTAACAACAAAAAGAAATCATACAAATTATACAGTTTCTTGCGAAATTGCATCAAAAGATGGATTTACGGGAGAGATTGAAGTTACAGAAAAATTGTTAAATGGCTTCAAAGTTGCATATACAGGAAGTGCCAAAAATGTAAGCTTAAAAATCTATGTGAAAGGTGGTTTTTATTAAATGAAAAGTGAAGAAACAAAACGACAGGAAAGAGAGATCTTGAAGTCGTTTGGCGTACAAGGAAAAGGAACGCCAGAACAAAGAGAAGCAGCGGAAGTGATCGCAGCGAGAACAAACGAAGCAATGAACCAGGGAAGGAGAAAAATGTATGTCTATTAAGGTAGTAGAAAAGACAGAAGGAGAACATATCAGCTACGAGGTAAATAAAAACAAGATTACATTCGGAGACGATGAACTAACGATCAACCTTGCAGCAAAAGAAAGAGATTATCCAGTAATGTTGGATATTTGCAAAGACAAAGATGAGGGGCTTGTGATCGGGACAGGTGGAGCAGCAAAAGAGTATGTAGCGCAGATCGAGATTCCGGAAAGACAATACGACATTGTAGACGGGAAAGAAAAAGAAAATGGAGAGATCCAGGCGACGAGAGTACCAGAAGAATTTGATATCAGCAGATGCACATTATATCTGTGGAAAGTAGAGGTATAAACAATGGGAAATTTTGACGATTTAGATTTAGCGGTGGCAAGTTTTGGAGCATCGAACAAGGTAATTTATGACGACGTGGAAAAGCCATCTATCATGGTTGCAGTGCCTAAAATGACATATGCAGACCTTATCACAGGCGGAACGCAGGATGTATTGCCGTGGTGGATTGTTGACGGTGTAGAATTAGATCAAATTTGGGTAAGTAAGTATCAGAATATCGTTATGAATGACCGCGCATATTCACTTCCGGCAAAAGATCCGAAAACATGGATCAACTTCGACCAGGCACTAGCAGCGTGCAGAAAGAAGGGGAAAGGTTGGCATTTGAACCAAAACGGAGTTTTTGCGTGCTTAAATCTGTTAGCACAGAAAAATAATTGCATTCCGCGAGGAAATACAAACTGGGATAAATCATACGAAGCAGGATACGAAAGAGGTGTAAATACATACATTGACGGAGAACACAAGGGCGGAAGAATCGCGACAGGAACAGGACCGAAAACGTGGTATACAGATTATGACACTTCGGGAATTGCAGATCTTTGTGGCAATGTTTGGGAATGGGTATCCGGTATGCGCATCGTTAACGGAGAAATTCAGATCATTCCGACAGAAAGCGCAATTAAATTAGATTGCAACATGGGGGCAAATAGTACCGAGTGGAAAGCGATTAAGCCAGACGGCAGCGTAGTAGAACCAGGAACAGAAGGAACACTGCACTATAACGTAGTAAGCGGAAAGATCGTAATTGATACAAAAACAGATTCTACGACGAGTAACAACATTGCATTTAACGATCTGGCAGCAGCGAGCGGGGTACAGATCCCACAACTTGCAATTGCCGCAGGCGTGATTAAAGATAGTGCCAGCGTTTGGGCAGCACCTGGGCATAGACAGTATTTGAATACAGAAGGAGAACGGTTGCCGTGTCGTGGTTCGAGCTTCGACGGCGCCAGCCACGGTGGCGTTGCGTCGCTGTATCTGGGCAGCACGCGCGCGAATAGCGGCAACGGCATAGGCTTCCGGTCCGCTTATGCGAAACTGTAAACTGGACACGGATAAACTGTTAGGGCTGCGGCAGCAGCCCAATAGAAATAGAAGAAATAAGAGGGAGACAACGTGCAAGAACTGAATGGTATAAAAGATAATGCGAAAATGAACGATTTTAAAATGAAAAATAAAATTTATGAAATGATCATATATGCAAGTCCGTGTTTAGATCAGTTTCCGAGATCTGAAAAGTACGCATTAGCACAAGACATAAGAAAAACGATGTATAAAATTTTGCGCCTGGTTGTAATGCTAGAGAACAAACATTACAAGAAAACAACGTTAGGAGATCTTGATACGGAGGTAGACGTATTAAGGCATCTAATAAGATTGGCGGCAGATAACAGACTACATCCGAAACAAGCACCGTGTCTGCCGATGAAGAAATACGAAAATCTATCAAAACACCTCGCAGAGATAGGAAAAATGATAGGCGGTTATGAGAAATATATAAATACAAAGAGTAAATAAAAATGTATTGGGAGATAGTCATTTCAACGGTTGCCGTATCGTGGTTCGAGCTTCAACAACACCAGCAACGGTGGCGTTGCGTCGCTGAATCTGAACAACACGCGCACGAATAGCAACAACAACATAGGCTTCCGGTCCGCTTCGCCCTAATGATTGTCAGAAGATTGATTTTTACGGAAATCAATACAGTACACTTAGGTTTAAGGGGCTATCTTCCATTCTTAGTATTTGACAAAATGCAAAAGAAAAAGATTAAATTGCCGTGAAAACAGTTAGTAAACAAGAGTTGAAAGCCTTGTCGGATAGATATGTTACGTTCCTGGGGGAAAGGGATTTGCACGGCGAAATAAATACACAAAAGGGGAATAGATGAAAAGAATTAAGAACATCTTTTCAGAAATCTATGACTTTGAAAATCTGTATTATGCGTACAAGGACGCAATAAAAGGAAAGAGATACAGAGAAGATATAATGCTTTATACAGACAAATTAGAAGAAAATCTGATTGACTTACAAAACGAGTTGATTTGGAAAACTTACGAAGTCGGAGCATACAGAAGATTTTACGTGTATGAACCAAAGAAACGTTTAATAATGTCTTTACAGTTTAAAGATCGCGTAACACAACATGCAATTTACAGACAAATCAATCCAATACTGGATAAGCAGCTGATTGACGACACGTACGCATGCCGGAAAGAAAAAGGATCACATAAGGCAGTACATAAGCTGCAGAACTGGATGCGGAAAGATGAAAGAAAAGGAAGATACTACTATCTAAAGCTTGATATTGCTAAATATTTTTACAGAATAGACCATAAAATTTTGATGGACATTCTAAAAAGAAAAATTGCAGACAAAGACTTATTAGAAGTATTCGACAAGATTATAAATTGTGAAGATACAAGATTCGGGTTACCGATCGGCGCGGATATTGCAGACGTAAACAGCGAAGAAATGCTTCTAGGAGTAGGGCTGCCGATTGGGAACTTGACATCACAAATGTTTGCAAATTTATATCTAAACGAATTAGATCAATTTGCAAAGCACAAATTGAAACTAAAACAGTATATACGTTACATGGACGACATTATAATACTGCACGAGGACAAGAAAGAACTTGGGAGGATCAAAACAGAGATTGAAAGATTCTTGAATGAAGAACTACATCTGCAGTTAAATAATAAAACGTGTATAAGACCAACCACAATGGGGATAGAATTCGTAGGATTTAGGATATGGAGTACGCACATAAAACTGCGGAAACAAACCGTTAAGCGAATGAAAAGGAGGTTAAAATATGTGTTTACACATTACGAAAACGGAGAAATCGACAAAGAAACATTAGATCGAAGCATAGCTTCATATCGTGGGATTTTAAAGCATTTTGAAAGTTATGGATTAAGAAACAGTTTAAATGAATTATATAAGCAGGAGGTAACAGAAAAATGGATGTAGCAGAAACAATCCGGGCGACACTTGCAGCATTAGCCGGGATTGGGATAGTGATAGATTTTGCGCCAGGAATCAAATTAGAGCCAGTACGCTACATAATTAGAAAACTGGGAGATCTATTAAACGAAGACGTAAAAAAGCAATTAGACAAGATTGAGGATGATTTCAGAATTCACAAAATAGAATCCTGGCGTTACGAGATCTTAGCATTTGCGAACAGCTGCATGAGACACGAGAAGCACACGAAGGAAGAATTTGATCACATAATAAAGATACATGACGATTATACAATTTGTGTGGAACGTTACAAGATGAAGAATGGGCAAGTAGATCTTGCAGCGGAATATATCGAAGAAATATATAAAAGATGCCTGGAAGAAAACAGTTTTTTGACGGGCAAGACAAAATAGGAGGGACAAAATGAAAGAGTTATTCTTAGAAAACAAATTAGCGTTTATCGTAGTTGTTGCGGTTCTGATCGCAGCATTTGCAGTAAAAAAAGCGGTAGAATACATTACAAAAAAAGGACTGGAAGGAATCCGCCTGGATGTGTACAAGTTATTTGTACAGGCAGAAGAAGCGTATAAAGAATCTGGACAGGGGCAAAAGAAATTTAAATACGTTGTAAGCCTGGCAAGATCAATGCTGCCTAAAGTGGTACAGGTATTTGTTACACAAGAAATGTTAGAAACAGCTGTACAGTTATGGTTCGATGGCGTAAAGGATTTATTGGACGATGGAAAGCTAAATAATTCGACAGAAGAAGTGCAGGAGTTAAATACAGAAGATAAGATTATGCACAAAACAGAATTAGACGATGGTACATATAAAAACTATGCAAAAAATCCATTGCCGGAAACAGATCGCGAAGATACAGCGGACCAGGAATAAAGACAGGAGGAAAATAAAATGAAGATTGGCTTAACAGTAGGACACAGCATTTTAAAAAATGGAAGCTATACATCGGCTTCCGGTGCTGATTGTGGCGGAGTAAATGAATACGAGTAT